ACTGGAGCAACTGGAGCAACTGGAGCAACTGGAGCAACTGGAGCAACTGGAGCAACTGGAACAACTGGAGCAACTGGAACAACTGGAACAACTGGAGCAACTGGAACAACACCTGCTAATGAGGTAGTAGTAAATGAAGAATTTGTAGAAAAAAAAATAGGTGGAAGACGTAAATGTAGATCAAAAACAATGAAAGGTGGTTCAGATTTAGCGTATTATGCCGCTCCTATTAGAGGTATACAAAATGCTCAACCGTCATATTGGATTGTGGATAATACTCGTCATATTAGAGCAGTTGGAGGCAAAAAGGGGCGTCGTTCTAGAAGACATAGTCGTCGGCGTATTCGTCGTCACAAAAAATAAATATTTATAATATTTTTGTGAGCATTTATCGTAACAAAAATATTAAACAAAACTATTTATTTGGTAGCATACCATTTTTAACCATTATCTTATACAAAATATAAACCCCAAGAGCACCTAAAGCACCAAAATATATTTGTACTAACGGATCATCAGGAATTTTATAACATGTATAAGGCTCATTTAACATATTTTTAAATGTTTCTTTACAAGCAGAATCTGGTAACAACGGATTTCTTCTATCTGGAAATATACATGGATCTAATGCCTTAATATCACTTTCGGCTACAAAATGACTTTCGGTTGATCTATTATTATATATATCTATTACTTCCATCGTTAGTTCCTGACAATCTGGTTTTGTCTTTTCTAAAAATGATTGAAATATTGTAATTGGATTGAAACTATTTAGATTACTTAGTGTTCCAGGTATTATTCCTCTAAACTCAGTAAAATTTGTACCTAAACCTGATGAAATTAATGGAATATTACCAGCAGGAACATTATCAATATACATATACCTATCTACTTCTGCACCAGTCTTCTTGTCTATACATTTTCCAGGTGTTTGAACAAAAAATTTGTTACCTAATGGTCTGCCTGTTTTTGATGCCTTACTATCACCCGTAACTAACAATTCAACATAACTAATAAGACCATCAAGATCCTTTCCAAATTGCTCTAAAGAACCCTTACTTGACATACCTAACTCAGATGGTGAATTTATGTTTTTATAATAAGGATAATCCTCCCCAAGATATTTTTTTTCGGCTGCTCTTGGATCTTTTAAAATTTCTTGAAACATATTTGGCGTCTTAATATTAGTAGGATCGTCACCAAGAAAATCTTTTCCGAGTGAACTTGGACCTTGTAAAATTTGTTGAAACATATTAATATTAATATATAACCATAATTTATTTTAATTCGTTTCGTACTTTTATTGATTTGTATATACCTACTGATTTTCTTCGTCATCTTCTTCTATAAATTGACTTGCATCGGGAGTTTCTTGACCTTCTGTACCAGTTACCTCAGGAGGAGTAGAACCAGCTAATTCTTGAGCAAAAGCACTTTGTTGTTCAACTAAACCATCAACTTGTACTTGCATTGAATTTATATTGTTTTGCATGTCAGTTATTGACTGTTTTACACCGTTTAATTCATCCATCCTTTGTTTTAAAACTTCTATATTACCTGCATTTTGTTGCGCTAATATTAAAGCATTATTCGGATCATTTACATTATATGGTTTATATGGTAAACCTTCTTGATTTTCTAAACCCTCTATGATTTTGTTAGTTGAACTTCCTAAAAAGAATTGATAACCTATTAATAACAAAAAAACTATTATTAAAATATATATTAATAACATTATTATAATATATATTACTTTTATTTTCTTTAATATTTATATAATGTCTACCGCTTTTTATCCTACAAATATGAGACAACAACCAGCAAGTGGTTATAATCATAACAGCACATATCAAAATATACCGTATAGGCCATGGAAAGGAACTGGTATTTTTAGTAATCCCGTTGGAGTTACATCTACACATATTAGACCTTTAACCAATTTAGATCCTGGAAATGTGTTTCCCACAGGTTTTGGATTACCCAGACCTATTAAGCACTATCGTAAAGGTACTGTTATACCTATACCATTCGCAGTAATAACTGTTAATCCTGAGAAACCTTCTGAATATATTGAAAAGAGTCTTATTGCATTTAATACTAACAGAGCAGTACAAAGTTCTATTGGTTCATCATTAGGAGGAGGTAACGGAGGAACCGGCTTAATATCTCAATTAATTGACATGCCAGGAAGTTTTATTGTTAAAGACAATCAACCTACTGATAAAAATGACGGTGTAGGTTTAGCCAATATTCTTGGAGAACAGGATGGAAGCAATATTGATAAAGGATGTCTAGATTGTAGAGGTGTGGGTTTAGTATCTGGTTGGTACCCTATAAACAATTTAACTGAAAAACCCGAACCAAGTGTTATGAATCCATTGTTATGTTGTAATCAACCAAGAAAGGCTATTCAAAGAGTACTACCAGCCAATACTCTCTTAAAAAAAAATTATTTTCAAACCACGTATATGTACTTATATAATCGTTGTCAAACATTCCAACAAAGACAATTTAACTTTATTAGAGGTCCTGTAGATATAGAAATTCTAAATTTATTTTCTAAATATCCATTTGTAACTGCAAAAATTCTTGAATATACAAAACCTGGTGATCCATTGGCTATTGTTAATCAATATGTAGCACAATGTAATCCTAACTTTACTATTGAAACTGGCATTGAATTGGCATACATTCAATCATTGTCTCGGTCATTATTAAATGCTAAATTTATTACTATAGATGATTATAACGCACTTGCTGGACAATCTCCCGAAACTGTAACTACATTTGTTGATACATTACAAAAATTACTATCAAAGGAACAATATGCTTTAATTATAGCATATTTATATGAATTGACATCCAATCCATACAACGGTTCAGTTTTCAGCGGACCATCTAATCCAAGAGGATGTACTAAAGTTTATTATAAACCTAATAATCCTCAATTTGCTAAACAAGGAGGAGTTTCTAGTAGCACACGCATACTTAAGTTGAATGTTGATACTATTTCTACAACTGCTGCTATCAATAGAAGATTAAAAGGAGCAAATGCTGCTATTGATTTAACTAATGGACAAATACCTGTTACACCATATATTTACAAAGATAAAGTACCACCATGCACACCTGCTACTTATATTGGCAATCCATTCTTCTTTAATGGTCAACATCAAAATAAATTAATATGCCGAACTAACGGCAGAGGTGATGAATACCGAACATATAATACTATATTTAGTGGAACTGCTGGTAACTATATTGGAGCCACACAAGCCGGAGGTAAACCCTATTCAATTAAAGATTCTATATCTAGTTATTCATACTATGATAATATACAAAATTCACCATTGTATAATTATGCATCTGGCATTAATTAACTTCATCACACTCTTTTTTTTTTGGAGTTAAAAATATATTTACCTTATCTATGAATTTATTGTGAGGTAATTGATTTTTTTCACACCATTGTATACATTTATGTATATGGTTTCTTTTTATACTTTCTATTTTTTCGTCACGATTCTTATTTTTGTATATATTTATTATTTGATCATATGATTCTAACTGTTGTTGACCTATCACTATATTTGATTCTTCTATTTTATTTAAAAAATAATATGGAATATCATTAGTTATTAATGACTTTATTTTTGTAAAATCAAAAAGTTCTTCTGTTATATTTTTTATCAAATTTGTTTCTAATTGACTTATCAAGTTACAACTCTGTACATAATTACTATCAAAAAATTTACAAATTATAAATCTATCACCTTTTGTAATATTACTTATAGAAGGCTTAATCAAAAACATTTTCTCAAATAATCCTGAAAAAATAAATAAAATATCAATTATAGATTTGTAAAAAACATGATCTATTTTTATTATACATATACCATTATTCATTTGATACTTTGCTGTTATATATAATATTAATAACATATTTCTAATATACACATTTGTACTTATGTAATCACTATCATTTAATTCAAAAATAAGTAAATCCATTTTGTGAGAATATTCATTGTTTATAAACATATTAACTAACAAATCATAATCAAATGACATGCTCAAAACATTATCCATATTTTCTTCTCTTAACATATTTAATAAATAGTTACTAGATGAATGATTCGGAGTAATATGTGCAATATTTATTTGAGTTTTTAAAGATAAAAAATCGCTTATATTACAAATTTGAAAAATTTCCATTAATTCAAAAAATACCGATGAATCTGGTTTTACCTTGCTTACCGAAATTAGACAACCTGGAACATTTCGGTGAATAAACTCAAAAGGGTTAATTATATGATTTATATGTTCTATATTTATATCTACATCACTATTAGAGTCTTCATTTATAGATAATATTTGATTGTATATGTCATTTAAATAATAAATTAGACTATATGATATAAATGGTGTTATGGGAGATGACCACTTTATGTCAGGTTCTATTTTAATATTAAATTTATTTTTTGGTAATATATGATAATTCATTAGACTATAATATATTATTAATTTTTATTTATATCTTTTTAAACATGTTTAAATTAAATATCTGTTTCTTCAACAATATCAAAATCAACTAATTGTTTTGGACGCGCTTTTCTAGTTGTCTTCTTAGGTTTAGGTACTGGCTGAATTTCAATTACTTCTTCTTGTAAGTTTCCTTCTTGTAATTCTCCTTCTTGTATTACTTCTTTTGGTACTTCTTTTTCTGCAACTTTTTCTTCTACAATATTTTCAGGAACTTTACTCAATTTTGTTTTTATTTTCTTTTCTCTAGGTTTCTTTTTTGGTTCTTCTGTTTCTTCTAATGCTTCAGTTGCCTCTATTAATTTTAATTTTTTTCCTAGTGATTTTGCCTTGGGTTTAATCTCTTCTTCAGCCTTTTTTACACTCTCACGTGCTAACATTGTTGCAGCCTGCTCTAATTCAACTTCTTCAGGCAATTGATCTAATAGTATTTTTGTTAGTTTCTCTGCATTAATTGTTCTAACTTTTTTATATACAAAGAAACGATTCAAGAAAGATATGTCCTTCTCATAAGTTTCCATATAGACACCTTTTCCATAATCATTTTCTTTTTTAGGATCTCTCTTTATTTCGGACATCATCATATTATATAACTCAACGAACATTCCACTTCCCTCTGGTAGACCCATTTGCTTCGCTTCTTCTCTAGTTACTAACGAAAATCCATATTTGTCCATTGCATTTGTCAAGAAATCAAAATTAACCAAATATTCAGGAATAGATTGACCAATTGATTCTTGATATACAGAAATTTTATATCCTAAAGAACTATCATTATCTTCAAATCTAGTACTATCATAATCTTTTGTAATTGACCATATCTTTTTTTTATCTTGATAAATTTCAACACTTTCTCCCTGTTTTTTTTTCTTCAAAATATTAAATATTGTTCGGCCATCATAACATGTAGCAATAAAGTAACCGTTTAATTTAGTACATTCTGCTGCATTTCTCATAAAATTATAAAATGTACGATTATTTTCAAACATATAATGTAATGCAAATTGAATTGAAGATACGTCAAAACCGTTTTGACCCTTTCCTATTTGTCTAGCAACAGCCGGACCTAAAGTCTTGTCGTTATTTGTACCAAATACTGCTTTGGTTATTGAGTTTCCCTTATCGGTAAACATGTTAGTACCACTCCTGATATTTAACGAACTATTACCTTCTACAAATAAACAATATGGAGTATCTTTATTCTCTTTTTTATATTCCAAATACCTTACACAAGCACCATTCAATCGGTTTTCAATATTATCTTTTGAAATATCAATACCAAATACAAACGATAGATTAGCCATAATCCACTTAGGAAAATCGCCTCCTTTACCACATGCAAAGTCAATTAATATATTACCTCTTCTACTTACCGATGTAATTAGTTTCTTTTTGACATACAAATTATGAAAATCTCTTAACCCTTTCGTGATTTTATCTTTGGTGACACTTGTATAATACACATCATCTGTTATTTCTATACCAGGAATATCTTTACCTGTTGCTATCATTTTTTCTGTAATAGGATTATGAATTGAATACCAATTGTTGTTGGCTGTTGTATAATCATTACCAAAACTATTCAAACCTGCTTTAAAATCAGCAGTCTTATCATAACGAACTCTTAATGGTATCCATTTCCATAATCCTGGTTTAGAAATATCATATCTAAATTCAACAATCGTTTGATCGCTGAATATTTCTCTTTCCTCTGTAAACATTTGTGATTGACCATTTGAATCCATTTCTAACATTATATTACATATACCTGCTTCTATATCATAAGGATCTGTTGGATAAAATCTTTTGGGTCTATATGCATCTTCATTATCTTCACTTGTTTTACTAACGTATTTGTCATCTAACAAGTCTTGACATGGATTACCGTGTTTTTTAGGATCAAAGCCAACAGCAAGTTCTAATGTCTTATATTGATTAAATTGAGTACTTTCATTCATATTTAAACCATTTTCAAAAATTGGTGTTATTACATCATTACCATCTGCATTTTTTTTAGTTAGAACTAAGAAGTCTATTGTATTATAACTATGAGGAAATGTTTCAGTCGCTTCCGAAGGCTTCCATTTAAAAGCATATTCCCATCTTATAGATTTTTTTGGACCAGCCTCTAAAAATTTACTTGATCCTACCCCTAATAATGTTGGCTGAAATATTAACCCATCTGTTTCGTATTCATATAAGTTATCCCTAATTCTCCTTAAAATAAAATTGCATGCTTCATATATGCTTGTAGTATCTTTGGATAATTCTTCATCTTTTCCATAACTATCAAACGATGGATAAAATTTTTTAGAAATTATAGTAATAGGGCATTTCAGTTTACTAGTAACTGATTTTTTATATTGTTCTAATAATGCTTTTGCGGATAATTTTTCTTGAATATTAGATGAAAGAACATTTACAGGCTGCAGATGTCTAATAAAATCCTTCAATAATGGTAATCTACAACCTTCTTCAAAATATTCTAATTTTTCAAGAGGTACTTCAACAAAAGGTTTTGCCCTTACGTCAACATTATTTATATAATAAATATCAAACGCAGCAAATATATTTACAAAATTGCCCAATTTGTCGTGTAAAATTAATTCACCGTCTAATATTGAATTAAAACATCTTTCTTGAAATGTCTTTGCACCTGTAAATATAACATTCATATTCATGTTTATCAAATATATCTTTCCTTCGTTATTAACATATAATAAATGTCTGTCACCATCTGCCTTATCTGTTACACAATATGTGTATGGAGCAGTGATATTTATAACATTTAGACTCGGATTTATTGGCCCAATATTTTTTCTTTGAAGAGCAACTAAACCAGGACCAAGAAAATCGCTAGGATAAACTATTCGTTTTGGAACATACGTTTCTCCACGTTTTTTATATTCTTCTGAAAATAACATATTCAAATAATCATCAATTACCTTTCGTTGCTCAGGATAGGAAATAGGATAATTTGTTTTTTGCAGTCCGCTAAGTACAAATTTTACCATTTTCTGAAGACCATCTTTTAATTCTTTTGGATCCTTATACTTATATTTCGCTTGCGTCGTATTTACTTCTATCTCAATTTCGTATGATTCTGGATTCTTGAAAACATTGGATTCTTCAATGTTGTATGTTTTAATAAATCTACCTCTTTCGTTTTTATTAGAACTTTTTATTATAGACATATCAATGCTAAACGGATAATCCATATGTGTAAACGTTATACGATTTACATATCTAAAAATCTTTTGAGATTTTTGCCAATTTTCAAATATTTCTGTTCCAATTTTTCCGTTTGGACTAATACTCTCTTCATTTTTATAGGTGACCCTAAAATTAAAATCATCAAAATCGGCACTTTTCACTATTTCATCTGATTTATCATCTAGTTTAACATCCACCTTTCTCATTATCTTAACGTTATACGAAGATTTATTAAATATTAATCTTAAATCATTGGTGCGACAGTACTCTTGTATATAACTCATACCGTTTATTTCAACACGGAATCTATCAAAATCATTTGTAGTTTTGAACTCACCTGTTCTTACATCAAGAAATTCTGGTTGAATTTTTAAACTATATTCTCCCATTTCATTATTAGAAATAAACCCCATTGACTTTAAAGTTTTTACAACATTATCATAATCCTGTTTAGTAATTGGCTTAATACCTCTAGTACCAAATTTTGCTTCCATCTCATATTCGTTGTATTTACGAACTTGAGAATTTAATAATAATGTAGAAATAACTGTTAGTTGTTTGTTTGGATCAACACTTTCTCCTCTAGGGTTTTGTCTATATGGCCCTCTTTTAGAGGGACCCTGATTCGAATCAATTTTAGTTTGTTTGTCCATTTTATGTATACGTTCACTCATATATATATATATTTATACATAATATTTAATATTGTTATTCAATTTTTTATTAAAAGTTTTGGATAAGAAGTTCATAAATATCTTTTTTTGTTCTCTTTTTGTTATCATTTAAATCTATATTAAATTTTGTACACAACATTGTTAGTTCATCTAACTTGTAAGAAGATATTGCTTTCAAAGAACTATCAAAATTTGTCATCATGTAATAGGTGTCTCTATATTTTTGCATTTTTTCTAAAGTAACTTCTGTCTCTATATGATGTTCATAAGTAACACCATTTCTATGAATAATATGAACTGGTTTTGTTTCATCTACTGCAATTTCATAGATTTTTCGTTTATCAACTAACAAAACATTGATTTTTTCAATAATACAAAGGGCAAAAAAAGTCTTTACAGATATTTTATCCATATTTGCTAAGTTATCTTCTAATTCAGTGAGCGGTTTAATTTTATGAATTTTTAAAGAATCTTTATTTTTTCTTAAAAGTTCAATATAATAAAACTTCTCTCTTTTTTCTACTATAAAATATTGATTATTTATTTCCATTTCATAATTTGAAAATCCATATTTTAAAATATAAAAGCACCAAAATAGTGAATCTACTTGTTTTGGACAATAAAAATTTGCATTAGTTTGATTTACATTTTTTTTAATAGAGTTTTCTGTGTGTTTAGGTTTATCTATGTTTTTAGGTTTATCTATGTTTTTAGGTTTATCTATGTTTTTAGG